AGGATCTGTAGTGTTCAGAGTGATATCGGCAGCCTGGATCGGCTGCGGGAACATGAAGCTTCCCCTGACCCTTGTCGAGACATACCAGGCATTCTCAGAACTCGTCGAGCTCGGGAACAGCGTCACGACCTCTTTGCTGCCCTCCTCGTCGATCTCGTCGGTCAATGACGAGTTTGCATTCAGGAATCTTGCAAGAATGTTGAGTTGCCTGTCACCCCAACTGCGGCCCTTACCGAAGTAGTACTCCTGGCCAAGCTTCCAGCGCTTGTAGTCAGACCCTCTGTTGTACTGCTCAACCACAGTCGGGAACTGAACGGAACCGTACTGCCCAGCACCAGTTGTCGAGTCGGGGTACAGGCCTTTTGCTTTTGGACGAATGGGCTGACGCATCGACGGCAAGCCGAAGTTGCGCCCTGGATTACTGCCAAGCCCCTTGCCCATGAATCCGTATTAACGGAACCTTGATGCGTAATAGCCAGAGCTACTTGATGTACGCCCTGCCGCAAGCGAGCTGCTCGACTGCCCGGCAGATGGTGACTGCCTTCGAGTGGACACGATCTGCTGCACGACAGGCCCTTTGTTGGCAAGGACGCTATCGGTTAAGCCGCCTTCCTCCCTTGCCTGCTTGCTGATCTCACTCTCCTGTTTGCCAGCCTGGAAACGCTGACCACCACCGGTCAGGTTGCCGAACCCACTACCAACACTGGCTTGAGAACCAGTTGTAGTCGAACCACTCCGCACCGCCTGCAGCTGACGGCCCACGGCTTCTTCCTTGTAGCGATCCGCTTCTGCCCGAGCCGTGTCGTACTCAGCGGACTTGTCTTGGAATTTCTCTTGCCACTCGGTTGACTCTTGTTGCAGCTCACTCTGCCTCTGCAGCGCTGTCTGATATTGATTTCCCAGTGACTTGAGTTGATTGCTGTAGTCGTCTAGTTGACTTTTATAGCTATTGATTGTGTTTTGATAGTTGGTCGCATCAGTGGCTGCCTGAGCTGTCGCCCTGGCTCCCTGATTGATATCGCTGATCGTATTTGCAAGGCGCCATCCGATGCTCAGCCCCGTTCCGTTTGCAGCGTTGGCAATTTGCTGAGGGCTGTAGCCGTCATCAAGCGCCCGCTTATAGGACTGAAGACCTAAGCCACCCTGAGGACCCTTGTAATTGTTTAGCCAGTTCGCCATTTACCTAAAGCGTGAAGCGTAATAACCGGGGCTACCTGATGTTCTCCCTGCGGCAAGAGATGGGCTGGATTGGCCTGCTGATGGAGATTGCCTCCGCCCTGGAGTCATCCGCTCGACGACGGGCCCTTTGTTGGCAAGGACGCTATCCGTCAGCCCACCCTCGTCTTTAACCATTCTCGCAAGTTCACTTTGTGGTCGGTCTGACTGGAATCGCTGGCCGCCACCAGTAAGACTTCCTTGCCCAGAGCCAACGCTTACTTGCGAGCCGCTCGTCGTTGAGCCGCTCCTCACACCTTGCAGCTGCCTACCGACTGCTTCGTTGCGATATCGATCCGCTTCCGCCTTTTCTGTTTCATATTTCGAGCTCATATCCTGGAACTGCGATTGCCACTTATTAGCCTCCCCCTGGATCTCTGCTTGCTTGGCCAGAGATGCTTGGTATTGGTTGGTCAGGCTGTTTACCTGATTCGAGTAGTTATCCAGCTGACTCTTGTAATCCGATAGCTGACTCTTGTATCCGGCTGCCTCGTTCTGAGCACTTTGGATCTTGGACGCTAGAGAATTCTCTGTATTAATGCCGGCGTTGATCATGTCCATCGCCCGTTTGCCGACCAGCTGGCCGGAGGTCCCTGACATGATCTGAGCGTTGGTATATCCCGCTGCTCGAGCGTCGGCGTACGACTCCCTGCCGAAGCCCTTAACGCCTGTATTCCAGACCCTGGCGTATTGATCCCAGATCGACATCCTTCGAGCCTCCTTTAGCTAAAGCGCGATGCGTAGTAACCGCCGGTCCCACCAGCAAGTGCTGCGCTGGAATTCCCTGCCGAGGGGTTTGGCTTAGCAGCCTTTGTGATGCGCTCAACAACGGGTCCCTTGTTAGCCAGGATTCCGCTTTCAGCCTTGATGTCCTTGTCGATAACAATTCCGTCCTTATCGCGGTCACCTTGATACTGGGTCTTGCCGGACGCAAGGTTCCCATCGTTCGCTGTTGAGTTCGAACCACCAGCGGTGGCGCCGCTCCTTAGTGCAGCCAACTGCTGCCCAACAGACATATCGCGATAACGCTGGGCCTCGTCTCTAGCGGCTTCCCACTCCGCTGTCCGCTGGTTGAATTGGTTCTCCCAGTCCAGCGCCTGAGACTGATAGTCGCCTGCTGTTTTCTGCCATTCAGCCACCTGCCCAAGAGCACTGTTGTATTGATCTTGAGCTTGCTGAACTTGATTTTGGTAATCCCTTAACCGGTCTTCATACCCCTGAATCTGACTGGTCAGATTACTTACCTGACCCGCATAGTTATCCCTTTCGCCTACAACACTGTTGTACGCATTCGCCTGAGCTCGCTGCTGCGCTGCATTTCTTGCCTGCGCCTCGGCTGAATTCTGGATCTGGTGATGAACCTCGTAGAGGTTTGCTCCACCTTGGAGTGCATTCACCCAGTGATTTAAGCCGGCAGGTTCCGGCGCACGTCCCAGGTAGTTCTGATACCACTCTCTTACGTTTGACTCGAAACTCATTAGAAGAAGCCTCCTTGAGCAAAGACGTGAACCCGGGTGCTTGAGCTAGGGGCAGTCAATGCCTGACTCACGCCGACATACAGCACAGCGCCGGAGGGTACATACAGTCCCGTATTCTTTTTGTCAGTTTCAGATGCAAACGTTGTTGTCGTTGCTGCCGGGCCAGCAAGGTTCGGCACCGGAACCGACAGCGGTGGCAGCGAGATATTTGTCCGCGTGCCAGCAGTGGACGAGCTAATTGTTGCGTTTGCCACGCACACCGTATTCGCGGAAGTGATGGAAGCTGCGCTAGCCGCGATACTCAGAAATACCAAAACCTTTGCGGCCGTGGTGCTTGCCTCATTGGCCATGATTGACAGGCTGTCAACTACTGCCCCGTCATTACTTAGGCAATCAACCAGGAGGACGCAGCCACCTCCATTTGGTGTATTGAAATCGGTCGCAGTGGTCAGCGCAGCTGCACCACCAAGAGTTGCGAATGAATGCAGCGGCCGGTCAACCAGCAGCGGCATCTTATTGGAACTACTGGTTGCCAAGAGTTGCCTCCGTTTTAACTAATCCTATCTAGGTGCTCTGATCACTTCTGATGGTGACCTTTACCCTTGTGCTGTGGGCGACCCTCATCACGACGCGGGCCTTGACCGAAACCGCCCATGCCAGTATTCATCCCGCGTGGCTCTGACATTTCACTACCTGGACCGCGCGTTTCAATGAACTTCTGACGGCCAGCATCTTTAGTCATGCCAGACCCTTCGTTGTACCTGCCCCACTGGGTTGGACGCTTAAAGCTAGGACCCTCGCTTTGCACTATCTGCTCGCCATCACCGTAAGGATTACGGCGGAAGACAAGATCACCATGGGGTTCTCCATCAGGAGTAAAGGAAGACCCAATTGGAGTGAATGACTGATAGTTGGTCGGATTGTTGGGAACACCATCTTTCGACGCGGAAAAGAAATTCCTTGCTTCTGCGTTACCCTTCTTGTCCTCGTACCACTCATTGATACGAGTGGCACGCTTCTGCCCTTGACGGTGCTTGAAGAAGTCAGAGTTTGGATAGCTCATGATGATCAGTTACCCCGCTGAGCTGCCTGAAGCAGCGCCAATGCGCGGTCATACATCCGCTTGCCCTGGAGCTCAGCGGTTTGATTGTTGTTTGCCTCGCGGACTTCGCCGGGAGCTGATGGAGGTCCATCCAGCTCTGGCACGTAGCCGTACATCCCCTCACCAATTCGCTGCGTCCCGTCCTCGGCTGTCGTGATTACTTGGTTGTCAGCCGTTGCGTAGGGCGCTGGCTCTTTGGCCATCTTCTTGTTGTATTCACGAAGCGCCAGGCCCTGGTTCGCACGAGCCCACTTGGCCTTGTCGCCTTCGTATTCCATGGCGGAGATGATCTCCTCGATACCGCCTTGGCCTGCTCTCTGCTGGTTGGTGTAGTAGTCAGCAAGACCGGCGGCATCACCGGTGTACTGGTTCTTGGTTGCGGCCTCCATGATTGCTTTGCCGTCGTCAGTTCCCCAGATCGATGCGCCTGGCATGTATTGCTGACGCATGGCCGTCAGGGCTGACTCCCGAGCGCTCGCGTCATCGCTCAGCAGGGGACGCACGACTGGAGTGCTCTTTTCTGCGGCTGCTGCCAGCCTGAGCTCATCCTCCTTGTATCGAGGATCAGGCGGCACCCGGTTCGGGACTGGCTGCTGAGTTCGCTCTTGCCGCGCAGGCGCCTTTCCGGTAACCAGGATTTCAGTCCCTAGTGCCAGGCCATTCATGAAGTCCCGAATGCCACCTATGACATTTCGAGCAGGCTGCCCATACATCGCGTCATACCACTCAGGCGAGTTCGGCTCAGTCTCCCTGTACTGGCCACTCTTCATCTGAAAGCGACGCTCAGGCTTGCCCGACAGAGTCTGGTTGCCCGGAACAATTACCCATTTACCGTGTTCGGACACTGATTACCTCCAGTTCATTGCACCTTGGGCTTGCATGACACGAGTGCCCACAGCCGTGTCAGCTGGTCCCGGGATGGCCATGATGAACTCAGAGCCAGACCGGTCGTAGGCATAACGCCTCACCTCATCGCGGCGATAGTTCGCCACGTACAGGGTTTCCGCAAGACGATCGGTCTCGCGGAGATAAACCTCCCAGTAGTCCTTGTCAGCCTTGAGCGGCTCGGACTGGAAAATTGCGCGGTCGGTGTCACCCGTGATCCGCTCAACCCGACTGGGCTGGGGTTGATCCTCAACGCGGAATACCTGCGAGACCTTGAAGGCCTTATCGCAGCGATCCATATGCTCAAGGATCCGCGAATAGAAATAACTATCCGGGACCCTGGCCATCGCCTCTTCCAGCCGAGCGATGTCACCCGCCGGGAGATTTGCTCCTACGTTGTACCCCAAATGGAAGCGACAACGGCTTTTGTCGTAGTCGTTGAGCTCCAAGGTTATTCAGCGACCTAAAACTAATTCTACGAGAATTAGCCGATGAAAATAAGATCAGCTGCGATGACCTCATCCCAGTCAACACGGCCGATCTTCTTCAGCTGATCGAAGCTCTTGAAGCGCTCGCCGGGCAGAGACAGGCGCAGTTCGACAATCTTCTTAGCAGTCGCATAGCCAATGCCTTTGACATGCTTAGCAATCGCCTCAGCTGTCGCGGCATTGAGGTTCAGACGAGTGTCTGCCGGGATGATTGTCTCGGGCAGCTTATCTTCGTCGACTTCAATCTCAGCGCTCTGGGGCTGAGGAGTTTCGCCGGTGCGCCCTTTGCCAGACTCGTAGCTGACCAGATCAGCGAGGGCAACGTAGGCGACCTGGCCGCTTGAATTCTTCACCATCGCCCACTCCTTGTCGTGGTGACCGATGAATTCAACTAGCTGGCCAGTCTTAGTGTTCTGGTACAGAGCCATATGTACAAAAAAAGAGGGCGCCTGGATGTCCAGTCACCCTCATCTTAGGGAAACAAATACTGAATCAGGATTCAGTCAGATAGGGCAGCAGGGTGTCTTCAACGCCTGCAACCTCGTCATCCATGTAGTACGAGACTTCACAGATAACAGGAGTGCCGCCAGTAGCGCTGGAGCTCAGGGTCGAGCCAGCGGAGGCACCGGTGTTGTCAGCGACAAACACCTTCAGGGTCAGACCACCGGAGAGGGTAGCGCCAGCGGAGCTGAACTTGGAAGCGCCAGGGGCGATAGTGCCACTAGCCACAGCCAGGTCAGCTGCAGTAGTACCCAGTGCAGTGGTGGAGATAACGCCACCAGCAGTAGCGGCCACAGCAGAGGCCAGCTTCAGGGTGTTGGTGTTGGTGCCGCTAAGGCTGGAGCTGGCGGTGCCAACGCCCTTGTCCTTGCGGGTGTCAGCCACACGCAGGCCCAGGGAGTAGACAGTGGCGCCAGCGGGCACGAACAAACCGGTGATGTTTGCACGCACCTTGTCATCAGCACGCAGGTCGGGGCTGGGGATGACCACGTCAAAAGACGTGCCGCCAGTGGAGTCGACAAGCGCATAGCCGACCTTGTGGTAGTACACGCGGCCGGGGACAGCAACGACAGGTTGACCCTGATAGCTGCTGAGGTTGGTAACCCAGTTACCGGGGAAGATCTTCTTAGCCATAGTTACTTAACTCCTATCAATAAACGAAGGAATAAGCAACGGTGATGAAGTCGCGGTTAAGCACTTCAAAACCAGCAAAGAGGCTCCAGATCATAATGATGAATCGGGAGAAGTCATCATTATTGTTGAGCAGGATCTGGGCGTTATTGCCACCGATACCTACGCCAACTGCCTGGGGGCCAAAGAACAGCATGGGAGCTGCGGTGGTCACGGCGCTCGTGATCGAGGCGTCGGTGATGGTCACCTGCAGGCTCTTTTCTGCCAGGTTGGTCGATTCGAACCAGCGGACACCCTCAAAGAGGAAGCCGGTGGGCATCACGGGCTGACCAGCCACGAAACCTGCTTGGCCGTAAGCGGGACCCATGCCATAGAAGAAGTTGGCGTTGGGAGCCTGCTCGGGTTGCAGGGGGTTCACCATGCCGTTGCCGGCGTAACGAGCGATCTCACGGAACGCATCGTTCTGGCGAAGGTGCATCATCGCAGTGGGATCTGCGATGCAGCGGTAGTAACCATCGGCGAAGGTGGGGACGTTGCGCTTGCGCATGTCCTTAACCACCTGCAGCAGGTCGGTCTTGACGTCGAACTTGGCGGATTCGCCAGCGGCGTAAGACAGGAAGGGAGCTGCAGTGCCCTTGGTCTTGTTCAGGGGGTAGTAGTAGCCACCCTGATTGCCATCGGACTGACCGTTTGCCTCAGCCTTGAACAGTTCGTCGGCGAAGACACGATCACGCCAGCGGCGGTAGTCATCCAGCAGGGTCAGAGAACCGATGCTCTGGTGGAAGACGTTCAGGTTGCCGGTGTCCAGCAGCAGGCGCTGGGCAGTCAGCAGGGTTTCCCGTGCCACCTTGAAGGTGGAGGGAGCGGTTGCATCAGTCGGATCAGCAGGGCCGGTGTACTCCTTAAGAGTCACCATGACCTTATCTTTTACGATCGAGCGGCTAGATGCGGTGCCCAGAGTCTGATCGGCAGTGCGCTCACGGGAATCCTTGTTACCAGGATTGCCCCAGAAGCGATAACGATCCAGCTGGACAGTCTGACCGGGTTGCTTGGCGAAATCGTGCACAACCACGGGCTCTACGGCCATCTCGATGATGTAACCGGGATGGGGGCGATAGAGCTCAGCACCTAGCAGCTTCGGAAAATCATTATCGATCCACATGGGTCGAAGATTCCTAGCTGTAAGGGTTTATCGCACGCTATTTGCGTGCCTGCTCTTAATATAGTGTTCATCTATAGGGAACACTTTTTGGATGTCACCGATGTCAGGGGCCTTCTCGGTTTGCTCCTGGTTGATGGAAGTCTCGTCCCATACCGCAGTCCTACTGGCGGTTACATCCAGATGACGCTCACTGCAGGGATCAAATCCTCTGCTTACCTCGAAGACAAGGCAGCCGAATTTCGCCAATTCTTCCCCACGAAAGCCAAAATTGCTCCCTACAAGGGTTCGGCCAGGGACAACGGCAAGCGAACAACTGTTCTTCGCTTTCGCGTTTCGACTAACAAGCTTCGACCTGTCTACAACCTCCTTTATCCGGCCGGTGAGCGCACAATCACTCAACCAGCCCTAGATCTCCTTGGCGCCAAGGCTGCTGCATGGTGCTGGGCAGAGGGTGCCCGCGTTAGCCCGGCCACTCACAAAGCCCAGCTCACAAGGGTCGGCAATACCTGGGCCGAGGCGGCGCGGCTGCAGTCCTGGCTCGAGATGCTGACCGGTGCCTCCTCTGATCTCAAGGAATACCGGCAGAAACCTCGTCTTTACTTTGACGCCGCCGAAGCCAAGAAAGCT